CCTGTAAGAGCACTAATACCAAAGACAATGCAGTCTTCAACTTCTCCGTGATGTTTTTTGAGATCATATAAATACTCTCTTCTTATTTGTGCATAAGTTGGTGGTATGTTTGCATTTAAGTAAGCCATAATATATCCTCATTTTATTGTACCCCAATTTGGTCCAGATTGATAGTCCACTTTGTTAGGCACTTTAAGTTTTATTGCACCCTCCATGATAGATTTTATTTTATCTGCTTGTTCTTCATTTTTTATAGAAAAACAAAGTTCATCATGAATTTGTATGTGTGGTATGATACCTTGTTCGTACAAGTCTACCATTGCTTTTTTTGTCATATCTGCTGCTGAACCTTGTATTAATCTATTTAAAGCTTTATAAGTAAATGCAGGTCTATAATGTTTTTCAAAGTATTGACCGTGTGGATCGTTTTCATATCTATTTTTTGCTCTCTCTGCATGATATCTGTCTTCTGCTTCTCGTCTTTTTAATATGGGTACAGGTATTTTAACTATTTGTTTTTTGCCATCTATCTCTTGATAGTCACTTATTTCAAAGATTCCTTTCTCAGGATTCCATTCTTTGTTAATAGGTTCCCACTTATCAAATCTACAAAATCTATCTTCTAACGTAAAAATGTTTTTATTTTTTTCTGCAAAATCTTGTAACCCTTGTGATAGTTTTCTAACAAAAGGCACTTGGCTATGATATTTTTCAAAAAGTTCTTTTGCCTCGTCATCTTCTAGTTCTAAAGATCTGGCTAGTTTATTCTTACCCATACCATAGAAAAGACCTAGATTAATTGTTTTTGCCTGTTTTCTGGTAATTTTAGCCATTCTAGCAACGATTTCATGAAAATCGGTAGTTGGGTCCTCTCGATACTCCTCTGCCATTTCTTCGGCTCCGTAAAAGCCATTCTTCAAAGCATAATGCACAACCAGTCTAGGCTCTTGTTGTGAATAGTCAAATGATCCCCACTTGTGATTTTCCTCTGGTAAAAATAATTCTCGTATTTTACTACCCAGTTCACTTCTAGCCGGTATCTGTTGTAAGTTTGGATTACGCATAGAAAACCTACCAGTAACTGTTCCACCTTGATCTGATCTTATTTGATTTATATCTGCGTGTATTCTACCTTTATGTATAAATTTTAAAATACCGGTTACAAAAGTGTTGAATAGTTTATCTAATTGTCTAGCTTTTGCAATCATTTTTAAATACTTATTTGTATGTGATTCTAAATATAATTTTGTTATACTAGCTCGCCCTGTTTTAGGTGTTGTCTTATAATCTGTAATTTTTTGGTGATCTAACAATGGCTGAATAGAATCTGCAGCCCAGATATCAATGTCAAGATCTGTTTCTTTTTTAATTGTTTTTAATATTTCTGCTTGTTCTTTTTTAAGAGTGTCTCCAAATGTTCTTGCCTTTTCTTCATCAACTCTTACACCTAAAAATCTCATCTCAACTAAACAAGGAAACAATCTTGTTTCTATATCGAATATATTTTCTAAAGTCTTTTTCTTTTTAGATTCTGTATCTACAGATGACTTAATTATTTTTTTAAACTTATTCCAAAGTTTTAACGTAAGGGAAACGTCTTGCTCTGCATAATCGACAACTAAATCGTATGGCAACAGATGCATGTTAGTCATTGGATCTGATATGCCATGTAATTCTTTTGCTTTGTCTGTAAGATCATACTTATACTTCTCGTCACCTAAATAATCTTTAGCCAGTGCATCTAAACTATACTTTGGTCTGTTTTCATCAATAACTGATGCTGCTATCATGGTATCATATACTGGTCCTTTTAACATCATACCTGTAGCTGCACGTATCCAACAAACGTCGTACATAGCATTGTGGAATACTTTTGTTACTTTTTCATTTTGAAACACTGTTTGATTTAATTTTTTCCAAACTCTATTTTTACCGTGGTTGTTTCCTTTGTGTGCTATTGGATAATATAATTTTGTGTCATCAAAAGCCACTGCGATACCACAAACTTTACCTTTACCTATAATGGCCCCTGATCCGTGAGTCTTTAAGTCTGGATCGTATGTCTCTAAGTCAACAGCAACAACATCACCATCTTTTATTTTATTTAGTTCTTCTAATTCAGGTATCACTTATAGTCCCTCTCGATAATCATCTCTATAAAATGTATCGCTTTCAATAAATCTTCCTTACCGTTTTTATCTTGATGTCTAATAATATACTTAATAGCACATCCCTCTGGATATAGCAATTTATTCTCTACAACAAACTTACTTGGCTGTATTTTATATTTTTGATAATGTGATCCTCCATGCTGCTTATCCCAAACTTTGCTCATAAGTATCCTCCTTCCCTGCAAATGTTAATTTAGTCGTGCTTTTTAATAACCATAAAGTTTTCTTTGCACGTGAGCACGCAACAAACTTCATTCGTTTTTTTGAAAATAAATCTTCTTCTTTCGTTAATTTAAAATCAAACACTACGTTATCAAATTCCTTACCTTTAATTGTATGTATGTTTTCTAAAAATACTCTCTTATCTTTTAGGTCTCTATCGTTAGCAACTATCTGACGTATATAATTTTTCATGTGTATTGAATTTACTTTACTAATCCTTTGAAAATCATTTATGTTTTTTATACCTGAAACAACAAACCCTTTGTTGACCAGCCAGTTTATATCGTAGCTTCCATTGTCTTCATCCTCTAATTGTTGAATAGTTTTTCGTGTGTATTGTGGATCAATGGCTTTAAACATGGCTTTGATTTTTGTTAGTGATTTTCTTTCTCCATTAGCAAAACCCATGAATTCTCTTTGGTTTTTAACGTCGTTGGTTGGGTATTTAAATTTAAACTTACTCTTCTCTTTGTTTGGTATCTTAACAGGAATTCCTATTTGCATTATGTAATTTATCATATCTCTTGGCTCACCACCCCTGTAAGTAAATATAAAGTTTTCGTCTGTGTTTAATATTCTATTTTTTAATTCAGACGCAAAAGGGTCTTGCGTCAAACTCGATAAATAAAATAATTCACCTTCTACAGTTTGACCGTTTTCTTCTCTTGGTTTCCATACTCTGGTGTAATCGTACTTTTGCCAGATATCTTGTATTATCTTTTTACAATAATCATTTATTACTCTAGGACATCTGTACCCTTGTTCTAGTTCTATCTCTGGATTAGCAAACTCTTTGTGAAAAGAATCTGGATCTGCACCAGCAAACTCAAAAATAGATTGGTCTGGATCTCCTGCTTTATAAAAGTAATCGACATTCTTTGACATAACTTCTTCTGCTTTTCTTTGTATGACACTAGAATCTTGTGCTTCATCTACGATTAATACCTTTATATCTCTACAAAGTTTTTCAGATTCTTCTTTGTTATTATAAAAGTCCTCAACCATATCTTGAAAATCTAAGATTTTTGTAGTTCTACCATTTATCTTTTCATTAGTTTTAAATTTTATGTAGTCTTTCTCCATCTCAATTAATTCCTCAATAGTGTATTCGTAATCTTTTTTCTCATCAAAACTTAAACTTCTGTAATATGATAACACTTCTTTACCATTATCTCTTGCAAAACTCATAAATTTAAAAAAAGGATGTATTGCAAACAAACCTTGCGTGCTATTAAATTTTTTATTTGATGTGTATTTATCAAACATCGGATAAATGTTTTTTAGTATTTCATAATCTTCTATTAAAAAAGATTTTCCTGTTATACGATTTTTGCAAAACTTGTGAATGGTTGTAACATTTTCTTCTAGTGTTGCTTTTGATTGTTTTACTAAATGAAATATCTCTTTTCCTGTTTTTATTTGAAAAGTTTCTATACTTTTGTTTTCAGATATTTTACCTCTGATATGGTCAGCTGCAGTATTCGTATGAGATATAACCATTATATCTGTTGGTGAGTATTGTTCTAAATGCGTGTAGTATATCTCAACTAACTTTGTTGTCTTACCTGTGCCTGGTGGTCCTGCTATTCTAATCTTTTTCATGTTTTATTTCTTTCTTTTTGGGTGTTACGGGTATCGCTTGATCTCCTAATACGATGTATTGTTCTGGATCAGAAATAAAATGCCATGTTGGACAAGAGATATCTTTATCTAAAGCTTTGTTGTACACTTTACCTCTTAAATTTTTAGCCTGCATTATATGTTTTAAATTAAAACACACTTGTTTTTGTGACGTGTTATCTTTTTGAGATTTTAAATACTCCATAAATCTTTCTAATTTAAAATGAAGGTCATTAGTTTTTCTATCAACGTAACAACCGCCGTCTAGTAAAGCGGCTTCATCATAAGATACGGTGGCTTTTCGTATAAAAGCGTACACTTTACTTTTAAATTCGTGATCGTCACTTGCCTCTTCACTTGCTTCTTCCAATTGTTTTTTATCTAACCTAGCATATTGAAAGGTTAAAAAGTCGAAAGGTTTCATTTTTAAAATTGAAGGACGTGGAAAACATCCTGAGTCTGCGAGTTTGTTTACCCATTTTGTTTTGTCAATAAGTTCAGATCCTTTCATTTGCACTCTAATTCTAATAAAACTATCACCACTGCTATTTTTGACGTCAACTGACTCGTAAAAAATAGGAGGTTTGCTCAGATATTCTGTTATGCTACCGACTGATTCTTCCGCTGTAATTAATTCTTCCGCTTGTTTTGGATCTATTCCACAGCGGTTTCTAATACATGCAGATGCGTCGCAATATTTTTTTATTGGAGGTCTTTTACAAAGATAATTATATTCTCTGTCTGTTGATTTTAATATCGTGTTATCTATTTCTTTCTCCTCTAATGGCCTTGCCATATACTCTCTATTAAAATGTTTTAACAATGTAGCCGCATCCATTTTACTGTAAGCTTCTATTTTTTCTACACCTTTCTCCACTGCTCGCATTGACCAGGTATACATGTGTAATAAATAATCATTTCTATTTTCACTTGGAATTTTACCGCCATTTAATTTTAAACAATTTTTAGTGCATGGTAAAAAGAAATCTTCTAAAGTTTTTTCTTTTGCTGGCTTGTTTTTCTTTTTAGGTGTTTCTATTTCTTCTTTTAAATAATTTGCAAGATCAGTTTGCGCGTATTTATCATACAACTCAAAAAATTGTTCTATTGTTGCATCTTCAAACTCATCTGTGTACGCGTAAGTGCTGCCCTCTTCGTGATTAAAATAAGGCATGTTTAACCAAGACCCATCTTTTTTATCTTCTAAAGATGTTTGCATTGGATAAACTCTATCTAAAATATTTGCTAAACCTAGTTGACCTGCAAACTTTTTCATAACTGTTTGCACTTCTTCAGCGTTGGTAAATTCTTTCATAAACATGTAAACATGTGCTCTACCACTTTTTGATCTGAACATTATTAATGGTAGTTTAAATTTTCTTATATTTTTTAATAAATTTTCGTAGTCGTAATTATTGACATCAATATCTATTGCACCCCATTTACAGGTGCCATCATCTTTTAATGGAAAGACACCTAGTCTGTTGCCCACACCATTGAGATGATTTTCCCAAAGTTGTTTCGTTAGTGGCTTATGTTCAACCCAAGGTCTACCCTCTACTTTAACAGAGAGTTTTTTATCATTCTTTTTAAATTGACCATAGGCACGTTCTAAACCTTCAAATATATTTATAAACTTATCCAACATATATTAAAAGTGGGCGTTTCCACTCTCGCATCGACGCCCACTACCTAGGATTTTATAAATTTAAAGATTTTTTAGTTTGTTCCTGTGATTCAGGTTTTGCTTCTATCTCACCCTTACCTACAGATTCAGCAAAAGATTTTGACATATCATAGATAGCTTTATCTGTGACTGGTCCTACCTTTGCTACATCCCAACCAAACCATGTTCCTTTGTCGTTAGACATCTGAACGGTTGATAGTTTATAAATGTGGCTGTAAGTTGGCGGTGTAAACAAACCATTTTTTCCCTGCATCTTTAAACCCATCATCATTGAGTTCCATTTTCTACTAACTTTTAATTGAGTAGATTTCATAGATATCAACGCTGTCTCCGGGTTATCACCGACTACAAGTACAAAATGACTAGCAGTATTATCAAGATAGTTACCATTTGGTAATCTGTCCTTATAATCTTTACCTCTAGTCGTTTGGCTTATGATATCACTATCTGCATCGTGTATCGCAACAGGTGCACCAGTGCTGGTACCTCTGTCTTGCCATTCGATGTATTGTCGTTTGTAGTGACATGGTACGACGTTTATTGAATCGTACAATGCATTGGTGACAGTGTTTATGATTTTGCCTGGCTCTGCGCCCTCGACATATTTACCATCTCTTTTGTTTACCTCTGGAGATAGTTGTCCCAAAATTTTTAAGAATGGTAACGCAAGATCTTCCTGCGATATATTCTGGGCTCCTTGTTGTGCATCAGCCT